TGAGATTCCACGTTATCCAACACAGGGGCTCACTAAGAGCTCGTCATCTGCATAGATGGATAATATATAAAAACAAAATCAATACTGACAATAGAAGTCCCCTTCTACAGCGACATATTGCTCTTGCCATGTCTTATACACAAAATGTTCGCCCACTTTAGCTAGGGCTAGCTGTATGCGTCGCGCCAAATCATTATACACTTTTTCTCCGTGTCCAAAAACTTGCCTCAATGCATTCTCACAATTAGCAATGGTATTACGCATTGCATCACCATTCTCGGATATCCAATTGAGTTGTCCCTCAATGCTATCCATTTCCAACGTTGGTAAATAATATCCACTCTTCAGAGGATGTTCTTTCCAACCACTCTTTAAGAAAGAAGTTTCAGATATATCACAATAAGGAATCATGTCATCACTCACGTTCTTAAAAACATCGGTATACACCATATCATATTTAGCAAAGAATTCATGCAATGTTTTCACATTGAATTCTTCCGCTATCTCATCTGATATGGATGCTATATTATCATCGCCATAAGTTATCAACCACAGGAATAAGTAAAATTCAGCAAAGCTACGTCCAGTAATCATATGCCACGCAATTCTAAAATAAACAGAATTTATCATAGAATTGAAATTCGCGGTAAACAATGAACCAGAAACAATTCCACACATCACCTGATACAATATATCGAAAACAAGATGTACAGCGTTCAACAATTCAGCACCCATCATTTCAATGAGAAGCAAATGTTCTTCACTAGCACCATAAAATTTATACCAGTTCTTAATCACTTGAATCAAACCATGTGCCACTAAAGTTTGAGCTCTAGGTCCAAAATTGCTATGGTCACCAGCAACTATTTTCTTTCCCTTACGTTTCAGATTTCGCAACATATGAGTCCATTCCTCAGAATAAGGATTAACACCAATAGCATGCTCTACTTCCATTCTATTCTTATTGTGTGCCAATATGAAATCACCGAATACTTGTCTTGATTGTATAGTAAAATCAACAGGCGACATAGAAAATATTCTAGTACCTCCTTTCTTACGACATTTCTTATCAGGTCGAGTTTCATCTTTCAAGCAATCAGTAAAAACAGTAAAAGGTTTAATTCGTCTCTTTCTCATAGCATCTTTGACCCTCATGATTTTC